TGCATCACCAAAACGTGACTGTGAGTTAGTCTGTGTATCTCCAGGACTATAGTAATCTGGATGATATACTGCTACCTCAGCAACAGCACCATCAAGAATGTAATCTTTGTTTGATATGATTAAGTTTCTAGCATCCTTGTTACGGCTAGCAGAACTTGTAATCTTATCTGCGTAGATAGTAACTGAATTAGTTGCTGCATTTACAAATGTATGAGCATAGTTACCACCCGAAACTACTGCACCTGCAACAGCACTAGAGAATGTATGTGGATATTGATCGGAACCAGAAGCAGCAGCACCAACGTTAATTGTTATAGTACCACTTTGCTTGGCAATTCCATTGGATGTAGCAGATACGAAGGTATGAGCAGAAACATCAGGAGAAACACCAATATTTACTTCAAATGTATTCGTTGACACATTAGAAACTGGCAACCACTGTCCACTAGCAGGATCAGATGCTCTAGGATATGCATGATTAGTAGCATTATTGTCCTTAGCACATGTAAATGTTACTGATCCATCAGTAAGTTTTACAGCACCATTTGCTTTCTCAACACCATTGGTTGTTCCTGACTGGAAAGTATGTGGATAATCACCAAGAGTAGTAGATCCAACATTAACTTCAAATGTATTTGTAGTTACATTAGAAATTGAAATCCACTTATTGCTAACTGGGTCTGTTGATCTAGGATATGTTTTCTGTTGAGCACCACCATCCTTAGTACAAGTAAATGATAGAGAATTGTCTGCTATCCTTACTTTATCACCATTAGAGAATCCATGATTAGTAATGGTCAATACCAATCCACCTGTTGATGGTGTATATGTTGCACCTGTTACAGTACCTTGTGTAGGTGCAGTAATACCATGTCCAGCAACAGTCAATTGCAATGCTCCTGTAGAAGGAGTATAAGTTGCATTGGTTGCTGTAATATCTGAAGATCCTACACTTGTAATTGCTATTGCAGTACCAGCAGCAGGGTCAGTTCCTGGTCTTGGATATGCCTGTGGTACTGAACCACCATCCTTAGTACATGTGAATAGTAAAGAGTTATCTGCTAACTTAATAGAACTACCAGAATCTAAGTCATGTGTTCCGACTGTGAGAACCATCTCACCACTTACTTCATTATATACTGCGTTAGAAACATCATAATTTACTATAGGTGAAGCACCAATATTAACAGTAAGTGTATCACTAGTTACTGAATTAATTGCTAACTTCTTATCATACGCTGGATCAGATATACGAGGATACTTCTTCTGTGATACATTATTATCCATTGCACAAGTAAATGTCAATGAATCACCAGCAATCTTAAGTGTATCTAATGTTGTATAACCATGTCCTACAACTGTTAGAACCATATTACCTGTTACAGGATCATATGTTACGTTAGTTGGAGTATAGTTAGCACTTACAGCATTAGCAGGGTCAATAGTAATTGTCTCGTCTGTTACTGTTAGTAGATTAGCAACTGCTTGCTTACAAAGATCTCTTGCTCTATTGAAAGCATAAACTGCTTCTCTTTCTTCTCCTACAACACCATTAGCAATAGCATTACCAGTACCATCGAAATATGTTAGAGTTGCATCAACAATATTAGCATTACCACCATCTCTTAAATCTTCTGAGATAGCATCAACAACATATCCAATGTCTCTCTTACACTTGTCCTCAGCAGAGGAATGTGCAGGATATGTATCAACTGTCTTCTGCCATGCAGTATTAACAATCTCTTGACGGTTTGCCTGAATTAGATCACGAGCATCAGCAAATCTATTTGCAGCAGGGTCTAGGCCAGGATTTACATACGAAATATTTTTTAGAGCTGGGTATTTCTCAAGAATGTATCCAAATACCTCTTCTTGAATCATGCGTCTGTTGCTTTCAATCAAGTTAGCAGCGTCAGCATATACATTATTAATAGCATATCCACTTGGATTTAATATAGATCCTTTAGCGATATACTTAACAAAACCTGTTGGTTCTAGAGTTACATTAAAGAACTCATCACCTACACTGGCCTTCTCAAGTTTTACATTTAATTTTTCATTTGTCTTCGCACCAAGTCTATATCCTGTGATTGTTGCAGCAGGACGAGTTAGTGGATCTATAATATCATCACTACCTAAGAACAACTTAGTATAGTTGGTAGGACTCTGAATTGATCCTTGAATATCAACAGTATAATACTGAATCTTCTCTATATTAGAAGAACTATCTACAACCTGTTGTGGAGGAATAATGTCAGTAATATATCCACCTTTATCTTGGTTAAAGGCAAATCCTTTATGACCTATAGCATGTAGTGATGTATTACCAAAGTTACTGTTAGAGTTGGTGATACTCATATCACCACCACTTTCCATTAGGAAGTGATCAGCGAAACCAACAGCGAATATACTAACACACTGAATGAATGAATCTTCAGAAGCACGAACGTGGAAGTTTCTCCAGTCATCCTTCCAATATGCATCACCCTTAGTATGGTAAGGTACTGTTGCAAATGCATCTGTTAAGGATGCTTGGTTCCAAGTATTTGAATACTCATCATATCTGATAAATGCTCTGTCGTCTTGCTGTAGTGATACACCAGTGTACTGAGCGATAACCATTGATTTGAAACCAGTGGCCTTCAAACCATTTGCCCAGATACCACAAATACCCCATGTTGAACGGATGGAGCAGTTAAAGACGTATGGAGATGCAGATTCAACAGAGTCAACCTCAGCAAGTGTCTGAGAGTTCTGTCCTAATGCTGGTGTAGTATCTACACTTATTATCTGACCAGATACAATATTAGTTCCAATAGCAGTTGCTATAACAGGAACTTCATAAGTAAATTTACGAGTATCATTCTGATCAATCTTCGTGATTGGGAATATACCTTCTAGTACATCATCAACCTCAGTATTAGAAATACCAACAAATTGTCCTTGGAAGTATCCATGATCTACCTTTGTTGTTACTTCAATTTCTGTTGTTGAAGGAGGAATTGAATTGTCAGTTGTTGAATCAGTAAACTTCAATGATTCAATAACACGAGAGTCAGATAGAGGACCAACAATTCTGTTCTCTTGAACTCTCTGATCAAATTCACCTGGATCATCAATAGTAGGTTGATATGCAGAGAATGCCTTAGCAATCTTTCTATAATAAAGACCTAACTCTTCTGAATCAGCATATTCAAATACAGTTAGTTTATGGTGAGAGAAATTAGGAGCAGACTTCTTAGTAAAGTCAGTAGGATCTGTATATACTTCACCAGTACCTGCTGAAGCATTAAAAAGAGGAGACTCAGATGTTGTCTGACCATCTTTAATAGTAAACTGCCAGAAATAACAACCACCAGTTACATTGAATAATGCAGTACGTGGAGATAATAAAGATGCTGGATCGGGAACATACAAAGGACGTAATGTAGTTCTACGAAGATCATAACCAACAAGAGATGAACCACGAGGGATAATAGCACCACCCTCAGTGTTGTTAAACTTATAGAAGATATTATCAGGATTACTGAGATCTACAACAGAATTGTCTGTCCAAGCATTATTCGCTTGATCAAATCCAAACTGATCTACACCACTAGTATCTACGAGACCTGGCCTGTTATCAATATAATGGATGCCTGGCATCAGCATTATAGTGAATTGGTCAAACCTATCGTTTCCAAATCCAGGTAGGTATGAATACCTCGAAATCTCCAAGAAAGCACGCTGAATGCTCTTAAATGGAGTTACTGGGGAGTTACCTCTATTTGATAACGCATCTGTTGCGTTGAAATCATCAGGTGAAACATATAGATACTTACCTGTTTTACTAGTAATCAGGTTATCTAGTCTGGTTAATGGCATAATTCGTCCGAGCCGTTGTCATAAGATCTTCTCGATTTATTTATACCAGTAAATCCCTTAATATAACTTCGGTTCTAAAAAATTAAATAGTCTGGATTTGAACCTTCAATCACCCCATATCTGTATTGTATATCTAAATTCTGGTGTATCTGATGCAACAGAGGTAACCATATGAGGTTCAGAATTATCATTTACTACCATAGAATTAAACTCTGGTAGTATTGCTTTGTATATCCCAGATCTTTCTGTACCTTGATCTGCCCATATAAACCATCCTCCAGCATTGGGATGCCAATCTTCATTCAAATAAATTGTAGCACCAAATATATGATGATCATCATCATGTATAGCAATACCAGAATTAGGTTGCCAAATATAAAATTGAGATGTTATTTTTGTATGTTCTGGTACATACTTTCTTATTTCACGTTGTATTTCTAAATTTAAATCATGCGGAACAAGAGTTGTTAGGCAACTACCATGCAATCCCTGTTTTAAATGAGGTTTCCATATTATACTACTGGAAGACCAACACTGCTGAGATAATTTTTCACTTAAATTATCAAGACAATCATCAATTGTATCTTGACTTAAGACGTTATATGCTATTTTCATAATATACGGGATTGACGAGAATCGAACTCGCAACTTCCTGCGTGACAGGCAGGTGCTCTAACCAATTGAACTACAACCCCAATGCCATCAGACCGATTTGAACGGACGACCTTGGCTTTACAAAAGCCCTGCACTACCACTGTGCTATGATGGCAAAAATACGAGTTCTGGTAATTTAACATAACCATGATTCAACAACCTATGACAATTTGCACACAATGGCGCACACTTATCTATCTCTTCTCGAAGTTTAGCATAACTTGCGATCCTTTGCAACTGTGATATGGTAGATATCTTGGAAGCAGGATCTATATGGTGAAGTTCCATAACTTCGATTGGATACTTCTGGTTGCAGATAAGACATGGATGAGACTTGGCCTCATCCACCATCTGTTTTCTTCTTCTATGGGAGATCTGATTTCTTTTCTTTGTCTTACCTTTCTTCCTAGCCCATTCTCTCTGATACTTTCTATTTGCTTCTCTATCTTTAATTGGCATATCTACTGCCTCATAAACTTAAGATGACCCCAATCAGATCCCCACACCTTTTCATGTGTATTAACATCCCTACCTGTATCTAGTATATGTAACTCTGTGTCTGTTAATCTGATCTGATTTATGATATATGTATCTCTACCACCCCAATTAACATGACACTGACAACCTTCTGTTCCACCCTCGTATATGTTAGGAATGTTAGAAACTTGCTTGAATACTAGATCACAATGCTCTCTAAAACGTAAATGATCATCTGTTATCTCCTCTATATTAGCACCATTACAGTATCTCTCAGGAGTCTTGATAATTTCATGGTTCTTTGTACGAAAAGTACCATTATCCTCAACCACATCAATAACATATTGTAGATATGGTCTATTCCTAAGATAATTATATGCTTGTTCTGCATAGAATCTAGTACCAGAAACTTTTTTATACATCACCCAAATATGAGCATAGCGTGTTGGATGACACTGTGCTTGTGATTTATTTGAGAATGTACCTTCTAGTAACTGTAAGAAATCATCCACTACTTAACTATTGCTCCTTTTATGTCCATGTGCAATACCCAGTTCATGCATTCTTGCATGTTCTGCTATAGGATCTCTAACATCCTTAGCACCAGGCCCGAATGTGAACCATATTCCCACTCCAACTAGAAGGAAAAGTATTGCAACTAAAACTACAACTATTGTCATGTCTTCGCACTGTCTGCAAGTTTACTAGATCTATCTAGTTGCTTTAGTGCAGCAATTACTTCGGGTGTTTCCTCCCATTCCCAAACTTGATTGTGTTGTGGGTTCTTTTTTTCAATCGTGTGTGTCTTTTTCACGTTCATAATCCTCAACTGTGTCTAATAGGTTGTCAAAACTTTGCAATGACTCAACATCATTTAGCATCTTTGCAATTGCATTAATTGTTATTGGACGTTCATTACGTGCTGCATGTGCTAATGCATTACGAAGAGAACCAGTAACATCACACAATGCTTCGGAAACATGTTTACTTAGCATATATTTAAAATGTACTTAGAAATTATAGCATAAAAAAGGAGGGGTCGCAACCCCTCCTAATTATCTGATCTAACTAGATGAACTTAGAAAGTGAACTTTCCACCGATCTTAGCACCCCAGTTAACCTGATCATCACCTGAAACTTCAGCAGTGATTCCAGAGAGTTCTCCGTATACACCGAATCTGTCAGTAGCAGCGATGTTGATTCCTGCTTTACCAGAGAATTCACCTTCAGAACCGTCAGTTCCGTCTACAGCAACGAAAGAAGGACCGCCTTGTACGTATCCAGTAACTTTCTCACTTAGAGAACCTTCAAGACCGATGTGTAAGTCTGTAGTAGCAGCAGAATAGTCTCCATCAGGATATGAGAGGTTGCTCTCAACGTTCACGTAAGGACCAGCAAAAGCTGCGCCAGCGAGAAGGAATGGAGATGCTGCAATAGCAGCGATTGTTGATTTGATTGACATGTTAGTTGTTTTTGTGTCTCGCAAGAATAAAAAAATCCTGCGGATGATAGACTGCCCCGACATGGGAGTCTTTTATCAACGCAGGGTACGATAGTTTCGGGCCTTTGTTATTAAGATTCGTGAAGATTTCTCATCACGTCTTAGTATTTATACAATATAACATTTCCTATGGGATGCGGTCAACCCCATTGTGCCAGTTTCTCAACTGTCACACTAGTTGAGTTTGATAGTGCCACCTGAATCAATGTCAACATCACCAGAAGTAGCATCAATCTCGATATCACCACCAGTAAGAATTGCTTTAACCTTGGCAGTAAGGGATAAATCTCCATTCTCAGACTCTAAAGACATATCATCCTTGGACTCCAGAGTCATCTTACCATCTTTTGCTAGGATGTCAACATCACCTTTAATAGCTTCAAAATACATACCATCTTGCCTAGATATCATCTCAATACCTTGCGCTGCTTGTATCTTGAGATCATCCAAGAATGCTCTAACATCCATAGAAGCAGGAGGTTTCTTAATAAGTTTCGTAGGAGATTTTAACCCTGCTACCCACTGCTGATAATTACCAGCAATCCACAACTTATAATCTCCAAGAATCTTATGATTCAAATGGCCTGGAGTAACAACAGATTGAGTACTACGAGGGTCAAATGCTATGTCTGTCTTTTCCTTCGCTCCTAACGTCATATCCTGACCAAATATAACATTCATTTTGTTAGAAGCAATCTCTTGAGAATCAGTAGATCCTGTTACAATATCACCAGCAGTAATAAGTCTTATACCTGAACCACCTTCCAATATTAATTCATCAGTTGCTTTGATATAAATCTGTGTTGCTTCAATACTTCTTTGACCTCCTTTAGTTTCTTCTGTATAATTACCAGATTCAACTAATATATTAAGTCCATCTTTATCAGTTACAGCTTCACCATTCTTTTTCTTCTTTGCTTTATCTGTACCAGAATCATCTTTATTACAAACTATATGAAGACTACCTTCATTTTTCCACATACCTCCATAAGAGGACATATTTAATCTTCCACTACCATCACCATACTCTTTATCATGCCTACCACAAATAAAATTAATAGATCCTACATCATCCATCTTAAGTCTAGCACCACCTTCTGCTGGACCCCATATCCTCAATAGAGTGGAAGTACCATCTTTACCAGGTAACTGGTACTCATTAATAGCAGATCTGCTAAAATGACCTTTCCATGCAGTAGAAACTTTTGGAAAATCTTTAAGATCCTGTTTTTCATCAGGAGTAATCTGTTTAGCAACTGATTTGATTTGAGTCATTATGGGCAATCAACGTAACGACCAGTACCAATCTTAGTAGCACCAACTGTGGTCAATTCAGCAGTACTTAGACATTTCAGTGATGGAATTAATTTTGCACCTGATCCAGATCCAATAACTCTGACTTCAGGATACTCTTCAAATGTCAATTCTCTTCTTAATACTCTTGCTCCTATAAGGAATCCATCATCATTAATAATTGCTTCAGCAACATCAGTTTCACCATTAACATAGATAGTTGGTTTCTCTGTATAATTCAAACCTGGCCTAATGACAGTAAATGAATCTATTATACAACGAACTCCATTATCAGCAGCACCATTAATCTTATATCCATATCCACCTTTCTTAAGACGGATTTCTGTAAGATATCCGTCTTCATCCAACAATCCAGTAGCAATTGCTCCAATTCCTTCACCAGCAACAAAAATATATGGTGCTTCTTCCCAAGGGGATCCTGTGACTTCTATTGGAATATCAATAATACTACCATTACCATCTGTAATTATATTCCCCACAGTTGGTAAAGTAAACTCTTGGTATTGATTTTCTGCTGTTTCTCCTTCACCATCATCAAAGTCACTAAGACTATTATCACCAGCAGTAATTACAACATCAGCAAATGCATCAGTACCATTAATAGTAAAAGTTAAAGTCTCTGCTTCTTCTACCTGACTATCTTCTGCTATTCCAATTGTCACAAATGACTTATTATCATTAACTACACATGATCCATACAATTGTCCACCAATAATATCCTGAGAACTAATGTCAGTTCCACTTAAAGTATAGTAAAGAACAGTACCATTAACCACATTGGTAGTTGTAATAGAATAAATTACAAACTCATCTTCTGGTACAGTAGTCCTATTAGGTGTAACATTATATGTTGGTATTGTGCCAACATCTTCAGTACCACCCTCCTCTGGCCAAGAAACATCTCCTATACCAGTTTCAGGATCAACATCTTTTGGTGTATAAGGATCTCCTTTCTCCTTTATCTGTTTCTCTATGATAGTACACTTACCAAGATTCTTAACAAAATTAGTTCTTACCTCACTACCTTCACCAGGAGTCTCTTTCTTAAGATATACATAAAAATCTTCTTCAAGTTCAGATTCAACATTATAAAGTGTTCTTATTTCAATCTCCTTAGTAGTTTCATATGGTGCAAATCCAACAATACCATCATCTGCCATATAATCAACACCAGGAGTAGCACTACCTTGTTGTTTTAATGTCTTCCAACTACAAGAAGATGCTACATCTGTATATCCACTCCTAGTAACTGTGAATATGGCCATATCACCTTCAGTTACTTTAATATCATCTATCGTATATCGAATCTTTAATTTCTCTGGTGTAGAACCACCTCCACCTGGTAATGGAATACCACCAGTAAATCCAACTGTAGTAACTGTTAATGGTTTGCCAGTATATGCTTCATCACAAACATATTGTGTATAATCTTCTCCAGTTGAAGGAGACAAATTATCAACACTATCCAATAAATTATCTAACCAATTTTTATCATCTTCCTCTTCATCTGTTTCATCAACTTTAACACCATCAACACAAATCTTTTTATATTGTTGACATGTCTTATCAGGTCCAGAGCAAGTAATTCCTAGAAGATTAAGGATGTAGTTTATAGCACCACCAATGATGTTAAGTGGAGCAGCAATAGCTCCCAATATTGCTTGTAACGGTCCTAATATAGCTTCTAATAGACTATTCAACAAATCAAATAACTTAGAAAGAATACCATTAACTAAAGCATCAATTTGACAAGCAACGGAACGATAAATCTGCTCAACATAACTCATCAACACATTGGTAAGCCATTCCATCAAACGATCACCAATATCTGCCATCGAGCATCCAAGTTTCTTTAATAGTTTATTAAAGAACTTAGTAACAGGTGTTAATGCATTACCAGTATCACTAGGACGCATTATTGCTTCAGTAAGCCATTTTACTGCTTCTTTTAATTTACCTATAATAAATCCCTTGATTTTGGCAATAAACTTCTTAAGAACTGCCATTATCTTTTTAATATACTTTCTAGCAACATTCTTAGCACTAAAAAGTTTACCAGTTACTTTATCTACAAGGAATGTACCTATCTGTCCACCATTATTTTGCACTTCTGCTAAAAACTCTGCAATATAAAATGCAAGATCTTTTTTGAAATCTTCATCCTTACACTTTTCTGCTACTCTCTGACACCAATTCTCATCCTTTATTACTTTTAGATCTTCTCTTAAAGGCTTAGGTTCAGTTGTTGTTTCAGCACTACCTTTGATCTTTTTACCAGTATACAGAGTTCCACCATTTTTATTATTCTGATCTAATTCTGTATTATCAGCACCATTCTTATTCTCACCTGCTACTATTCCATCAGAACCGATATTAATATCATCCGTAGGAATTGCGGTAGTGAATGGATAATCGTCAGGTCTCGAATATACTACTTTACTTGTAGCACCTGGGGTCTGTCCTATAGACCCCATAATTATTGGTTTCTGTCTATCTGGATCAAGATAGAATCCAATGACCCAACATCCCTTCTGTAACTGTGGATGTGCTCCAGCAGTATTACCAGGCATGAAAGGAACATTAACTGGCATCATTACTTGACACCAAGGAAGTTCTGCTGTAGGCAAAACTTCAGGATTCTTAGGATGATCTCCTACTATTCTAACTTTATATCTAGCACCACCTTTCACATCTAGATTCAAATTATTAAGGCCAGAATCCTCTATCTGGCCAACCCACCAGTTGAACCCATCATTACCAACTCTATTAGTTGGTATCAGTTGTGATGCTAATTGATCCATAAATTATTCGTCGTATACTCTACATTCAAATGCATCTGGATGATTGTCACAATAGACTTCCAAATGCTTATCCTGATGTCGTGTGTGATAGTCATTAATCTGACCATCATTCTTATTTACCTCTTCTCCTTCATGGTAGCCTTCATAATTGGCATGAACATCTCTCAGATCTGCCTCACTGTACTCCAACATGCCATGATTTATATGTTCCTTATGATCCTTTGGATCTAAGTACACTTCATGATCTAAATCGTGTTTGATTTCCTTTGTCATAATTAATTAGTATGGTGAAATTATTTATTGTCCATGTGAAGATATTCTATCCTTCATTCCATAAGAGTCACGTATAAGTCTTAAAGTCGTGATAAAACGACCATTTGCGTTCTCAAGTCTCGCATATTCATGCGTAACCTCTTCAACGAGATACATTCCACTGCTTTCCTTATCGAATGGTTCCTCTTTCGCAACCTCTGCTGGCATTTTATTTTGTAATCGAAGATCAACTAAATCTCCAGCACAAATAGCAGAATTACCAGCAATTTGAACTGTAGCAAATTGATTCTTCAAAAACTCATATCTTGTCAAAGCTTGAGTAGCATAATACTTCTGCCAATCGGCAAAAGGTGTTGGACTCTTCGCTGACTTATCCTCTGGATTTGCTGGCCAACCTCCATTATACCACGACTCGTGATCAATGTAAACTGACATAATCCTTGATGGTAATTGTGTTAGATCTTGTCGATCATCAGTAATTAACTCAACACTCTCCTGTCCTCCCAAATGAGACATATTATCATAATTTTCACCAGCATTATACACGTATTCATCATACTCACCAGTACTATGATTAAAAAATGCAATCATTGTACCATACTGACCCATTCTCAATGATTCCATGACATTGAGTTGTGCTCCAAAACTAGCTTGCATAATATTCGATCTTTCATCAACCTCTGGCACATCATCTGTATTGGCAGTTCTTTCTATATAAGGACCCCATGCCTCATTGGTATAACTCTCAGATTTAAACTTCGATCCTTTTTCTGCTAATAAACTATCTACTGAAAAGAAGTTATATCCTCTTCTATTCTCCCAAAAGAAAAATCCTGCACTTCCTTTTATAGTTTCTGTTGTCTCTGTTGACTCCCTAGAATTCTTCTTAACTGTTGTGGTAGTAACTCCTTTTTCGCCAACACTCTTAAGACAAACTTCAGTAATAATATCAAATGGTCTTCTTCTACAAGGAAGCATCTTCAATTTAAATCTAGAAACTTCCGAATAGACTTCCTTCTCACTCTTTATAATCTCGGATACAAGTTCCTTAACAATAGAATCACTATGTCCTTCAAGTGGTTTAGTTACTCTTATGGTTTCATTAACAATAGCCTCAGAGGAAATTAATCCTAATGTATATACTTGTTTCTGTCCTTTAGCAAATCTGTTATTAACACTCCAGATCTTCATTTTATATGTTATTGGTTCCTCTTCAGAACTAGTCTTTACACGTATCCATATATTCTCAGATCCTTGTATAGGTAATCCACCTAAAAGTCCACCACTATCAAGAACAGTCATGGTAGCTGCAACAAATGGAGATGTAATACTCTCAACATAAGAGAAAGTTATAACAGTACCAGTCATATCAATAGCACCTTTACCAGTAGGTTTGCCAGCTGGCCATACCCTCACTGATTGGATCGTAAAATCTAAACTATTTTGGAATTGTTCGTTTGATCCCATTATCTAATACTCCGTATTCTGAGATTATTAAATACCTCAGTTCCAGTATCTGCCATAGTGATACCATTCAAATATCCTGATGGTGTTGTTCCTGGACTACCACCACCAACTCCAGGAGACTGCATATTAACAATAACTGGAGCATTTCCAGCTTGTACCATCGCTTGTGAAGATGATAATTGATTTAATGTATTAGCAGTATCGTTTGCGTTGGATGAACTACTTGTAGCTGGAGGAGTACCATCTGTTTTACCTGCTAATGTTTTGTCCTGTGTAAGAATAACCTGATCTTTAATAAGATAATCAAGTTGTCCTCTCCAGTCAGTCTGCCAATCCTTTCCAACAGCAGATTTCATTGCAGAGAAATCATTTCCTTCCCATCCATACAATCCTCCCTTCGCATCACCAGCAAAACCAGAAGCACTGTTTATCTTGTTAGTCCAAGTAACTGCATCCTGTTGATCAACACCTTGACTCTGTAAATAACGAAGTACTTGTTGAGGATCTACTGTTGGTTGATTCTTGCTCTTCCAATTCAACCATTTTGGTCCAATATATCCATCACCTAATTTAGATCCTGTAATTGCTCTAAGTGTTGCTCCAGGTCCTGATCCATGAATAACTTCATCTTCTGCTCTTAATTGTCTACCACGTTCGGTATTTTCATTAAACAATCTTAAAAACCCTGGTCCATACTTACCATCATCAACTTTACTTCCAATTAGTGAACGACCTATTTGTGATAACATTTGGATTGCTACAGGTGGTAATTTCTCTTTATCATCTCCACCACCACCACCTTTTCCTTCCCAGAACATTGAATATTTCTTCTGGTTCCAATATAATCCTAATCCAATGGCCTTAGAAAAATCAGGTTCACGTTCAGATAAGGTATCAAGGAAATAATTAGGTATCTCTTTTAACTGATTTGTATTAGCAATCAATTCACCTGGATGAGTCATTGTTAATGAACCACCTTTTCCATCCAATCCACCAGTATGAATTTGCTTATCAATAATACCACCAGTATCTGCACTACCAGCACTATCTGCCATATCTTTAGCTACTAATGCACTATCAATAGCTATTGCAGCAGGAATTCCTGCACCAGTCATTGATAATAATCCAGAGGTCATTTCCAAGGCACCTGCAATAAAATCACCTTTCATCATTCTACCAAGACCAAATAATAAACCCAATCCTGCACCAAGAAACGGAGTTGCTTTTGCTGCTATTTTAGTTCCACCTTTAAGTCCTGCAATTCCTGTTTTAATCGCACCACGTTTGGCAGCTCTGCCAATACCATGTTTCATTACAGAACCTGCCTTTCCAGTCTTTCCAAGACCAGATATAGACTTACCTGCTTTTGATCCTAATCCACCTGTAAGAGCATTAATCGCAGCTAAGGTCTTTTCACCTTTTCCACCACCTTTTCCACCCATAGCAAGGTCAAGACCTAACCCAGCTATGTCAGCGATATCACTTCCTCCTCCACCAGAATTTCCACCACCAAATGCTTTCTGCTCCATCCAAGCACGAGTTCTAGCAGCCATGATATCATCATGCTTCTCTTTCCTAAGAGCTTGATGAACCATTGCTTCTTTATGTTCACCAACTACTCTTACTAATGCTTCAGTATTAACAACAATCTTCTGCAATAAAGCTGATGGATCATTACTATCATATTCCTGCATAGAAGCAGCACTATAAATTCCATCATTATTAATTTTAAAATCAAGAATTGCACTTGCAGCTTGTACATTAGAATCTGTTCTTGGTTGTGTTAACGAATTTCCTCCAGTTAGAGGATTAGAAACTATATCTCCACCTTTCTTAGATGGAAGACCAAACATTGAAGATTGTCCAGCAATCTGTGCTGCTTCCTTAACTTCTGTAGCATCTACATCTATTATGTCAACAGGAAAAATGGACTTATCCTGATTAAGAACAAGTCCCGTACTCTTTTTTTTACTTCCAGCAGTCTTAGCTGCGTTTTTTAATTTATCCCAGGCCCAATCCTGCAAAGCTTTAAAGCTGTTTTTGCTTTCTGGTAATTTACCAATACCTTGGAATCCATGTGCCATTATTTGTTCTTAGCCTGTTCTTGTTTTACATTTTCAAGATGTTGCATTAATAAGGTGGTATATACTTGCCTTTCCCAAGGCATCATATTTTCAATCTCACTTAAGCTATATTTATGGTATTGCATCAAAGCGAAATTAGTCTTGTAATATCCCTCCAACGATGTGTGAAAGAGGGCTACCCGAAAAAATTCTGTAACCCATTGATTACATACTCAGATTCAACACCAGTTTCAGGATTAGTAAGTTTAAATCTATGCTCCAATTTAGGAAGAGTATCAAAGAATTCTGAAATCTTCTTAAATTGTACAGTAGTTAATCCTTCAATAAATTCTTTAAATTCCTTCTTACTAGTAGTAGAAGAATCATATACCTCTTCACCATCAAATATCTGATCTACACATCCAGAGATAGAATCAATATAAGATTCAGGATCAAGTTGTTGACCTATAATGGAAGATTTTACAAATTCGCTAAATGAAGGATATCTAAACACAATTCCCATTTCATCAGAAAGCATAATTTTAGGATCATGTCCTTCTGGCTTATCTACTACAACGTCAAATAAACTAAATGTGTATTTAACTTGTGTTTTTTTATCATCTTTACATGTGATATTCATATCGACATCTTCACCAACAGATACAGCACGAATATTCAAAAACAAATATTCCAAATCAAAAGTTGGTAATGTATCAATCTTAATTCTGCTCTGAACGCAATTTTTCAATAATTCTTTAACTGCTGATGTTATTGCAGCTTCATCTTCAGTATCCAAAGCCATTAGGAGGATTTTTTCCTCTTTTACAACAAATGGACGATATTTGATATTCTTGCCGTTTGAAGGTAATTCCAAATCAAATGTCGGAAGTACGACTTTTGGTAATGCCATAATATTAGATCGGGGTCATATTTATATATATCAACTTTTTCAGGCAAAAAATTGCCAAGTAAATTTTTCGACTTTTATGGAATCAAAAAATCGAATTTGCTGGCCTACCAGCGTCCATCAAATCCAAGAGAAAATCCACCACCAAAAGCCATGTCTCTTGCATCTTCAGTCTCACCAATATTATCCATCGTACCTTTAATTCTCCTAATATCATAATCCATAGTATAATGACGCATATATGAGAATTGAGCAGTTACTTGAAGAACTTGATTAGTACCAAACTGCAAAGGAATAGCATCAATAGCATATGGATATGCTCTCTCTAAAATATATGTTATTGGTTGTCTTTGAACAGCAGACTTAGGGCCTGGCTCTGCTTTAACAATAGCAATATCAGAAACATATTCATCCATATAAGATAACCTTACATCCCTGTTCTGTACCTTACCTTCAGATCCAGGTCTCTGAGTAAACATAAGATCCTGCCATTCATTTAAAAACTTCAATACAGTCATATTGGCATCACATAGAAACCCAAGTTGAATTTCAGTGTAGACCCTAGTATGTGGATATTTTGTTTGACCACTTCCAACATACATTCCATTAATTGTACCTTCTGCTGTATTAAGGTTAGGCAACTGAGCTTCATTACAATAAAACTCAATAGTCTCATCAAGGCTAAAATCAATAACTGGAGGATTTAATATACGCACAATAAAACTATTACTGGACGCTAATCCACCGTCTTTTGATACTCTTTGTATAAAACGACTTATCGACACACTAAATATCTACTAATGATACAACTATATTTATGGCCTACTCTGGGATTTATAGACCTATCAATCCTAAGAAGTACCGTGGCAACCCACGCAACGTGATTTATCGGTCATTGTGGGAACGCAAATTCATGGTCTTCTGTGATAACCACCAGCATATATTAGAGTGGGGAAGTGAGACTGTTATAATACCATATCATGCTCCTGATGGTAAAATGCGTCGTTACTATCCCGACTTCTACATAAAAGTCAGAAATAAGGGAGGAGGAACTGCTAAGTATATTATAGAGGTAAAACCTAAAAAACAAACTAAACCCCCTGATGCGAAGAATAAAAATACTGCTTCATATCGTAATGCTGTAAAAACCTACGCAAAGAACCGCGCTAAGTGGAGATCTGCTAAGAGATTTTGTGAAGATAGGCAGATGGAATTCATAATCTTTACAGAAGAAAACTTAGCGATATGAAACAATGGCACAAGGATTTGGAGAACTACAAAAGAAAGCATCTGCTAATATTTCTAAAGCAGGACTAACTACTGGTGGTAATACACTATTTGAGAAAGTAAAACAAGCAGCAGGTGGAGAAAAGAAATCATTACAGTGGTATCGTGCCACTACACAGAAATATTCTAGACAATACAAAGCAAGTTTTGATAAATTTATCCGCGACGAAAGAAGAGACTCATTAGATACTGGAATCAATCAAGATCAAAATGAACTACGTAGATGGGCTGTCCAAGGCCACATGTATCTCTTTGAATATAAAGACCCAAAGTTTATTAAAAAACTCAGGTACTACGATACTTATCCCCTTGTCTACTGTGTCAGATCAAATAAAGAAGAGTTCTGGGGAATTAACTTTCATTACATGTCATTAAAGAAAAGAATCGTTGCAGCATCTAAGTTAACACGAGGTAGAATTGATGTACCTAAAGCATCTTTGCATAAATATCTACTGAAGCACGTTGATCAAAGAATATTTTTAGATGTTGCTATAAATGAATGGGATACTGTTGTCCTATTACCTATAGAAAACTTTGTGAGAGACCTCAACGGGTTGCAATTTCCAGTCAGACGAGAGGATGTTTGGGAAGATACCGATGAAAACTTCTACGATAAGTTCAAAGCTAGTAGAGTTATTAAAGGTTATGGTACACCAGAAAGTATAGAGATGGCTCGATAAACTATGGGAAGCGAAATAGGCAACAAAAAAAGAGTTAACAGTAGACTTGCAAAGGAACGCAAGGAGCGAGAAAAAAGAGCAGCTTATGAGTCAAAGATCAATGACTACATGAATAATAATCCTGTAGAGACTAGTACTTATCCAGAAATAACAGTTGATAGTAGTGCTCTCAGGTATCCAGCAAGTCCACCCATTGATGATCAAAGTGATTACGTGGTATTCAAATTCTATAAGTATCAACCACCTTGGGGAAGATCATTCCATGACCAGCAGAATAATATGGGAATGGGTGCTACAGGAATGCAAAACATTTGGTTTGACAAAAACAAATATTCAAATGTAAAATCAAAGAATCAAGACTTCGAGAAATTTCAAACAGCATACAAAGCGCACGTAGATAAAGGTAAGAGTTTCTTAAACGTATATAATAGAGCAGATCAATATACTGCGACAGAAGATCCAGTTGTAATGTTATACATGCCAGATGATATATCTACTGGTTATAAAGCAAACTGGGGTGGAAAATCTGTTGGAGCAGCAGGAAGAGCTGAACTTGTCGCAAGAGGTCAAGATAACCTAATTAAAAAGGAAGCAGAAAGTATCTCTCGAATGGGACAACAATGGGATAGATGGGCTGCTGACATTGGTATGAATATGATAAAGAGCACAGTTAAAGGTGCTAGTGGTGATGTATTAAACGATGATGATATCTATGGAGGAATTGCTGGTGTAGTTCAGAACCCAAACACTGAATTATTATTCCAGAACATTGACATGAGGACATTCAATTTAAAATATAGATTGGTTCCTCGTAACTTAACAGAAGCAACTAATATAAAACAGATAACTAATCTATTCAAAAGAAATATGTTACCTGGTACTTCAGTAAGTCAAGTATTTAAATGGTCAAGAGGTGATGGTGTTGCTGCTGGTTTTATATCTGTTCCTGATCTAGTTAGAGTATCATTTATGAGAGGAGGGGTAGAAAATCCAGACCTACCACAATTTAAAATGTGTGCTCTAGGACAAGTAGATGTAAACTTCACTCCTGACGGAAGCTATGCTACATATGCTGATGGTAATATGGTGGCCACAGAACTAACATTAAGTTTCCAAGAAACAAAACTCATATACAAAGAGGAGGCTGATCGCTACTAATGTACTTCCAGAACCTACCAGACATAGGATATACAGAGAAGCCTATCAAATATCCATACTCTTCTTCTGAAGTTAAGATAGCTAAGAACTTCTTTAGAAGATATAAAATTAATGAGGATGTATTTTCTTTAGCAGTATACTTTCAGAAGTATTCTATAGAAGATGGAGAAAGACCTGAGACATTAGCAGATAGAGCATATGATAATCCACATTATGACTGGATCATTCTTCTAACAAATAATATGATCAACGCACAGTATGATTGGCCACTAAGTTCCAATCAAATATATCATACTCTATCAACAGAATACACAGATCCATTCAATGAAATACATCACTACGAAACAATAGAAATAGCACAGTACAAAGCAGGAACTATTGTTGATGAAACATTCTACAATGCTACACATAAACTGAACATAAACGGATCAGTACAAGATAAAGTTGGAAGTTCTTTCTGTAATGCAATTCCAATAGCAGAATGGTTCACTAGAGAGAATGAAAAGAAGAGAGAAATATATCTTTTAAAACCATCTTATGTTGCTTCCTTTGTCGATGACTTCAGAAAGAATAATAAGTATGAAAAATCTAGTAATTATATAAACAAGAGACTCAAAGGTGTAGGATAATTTAATCGACTTTTTGGCCAAAAAAATACCCCGAAAAAATTTCGGGGTTTTTAGTATTCAATTTTTGATTTTCCTATATTATTCCAAGAGATCCAGCAGTAATTCCTACAGCAACAAAGAACCCAAACTCTAACAGGCCATGTGCT